TCTGCTTTGTTAACCGTAGAAACGGTAATAGCACCAACAGAGCTTGAACTAGCATCTGCGTTACTAGCATTAGAATACGATAGGGTAGCCAAGCTAGGAGCACTGGGTGCTGATGCAGATATGCTTAAATCTGCCTTTATTAAAGTGCTTAATTTATTACTAAAAGATTTAATAGCACCATAAAGAGCAACAAGATACTCAGCATCATCTGGGAATTTTGCAATAGTACTATCACCAAATGCAACAGTAGGATAATTCAATGTTTGTACATGAGCGTTTTGAGCGTTAGTAGGTGTAGGAACAACAACTAAAATATTATTTGTAACATAGTAAGCGGGGTCTGTAACAGTAGCGGCCATCATATCGTCCGCATCTCTAATCCTCCCTTGGAGGTCTGGACTAACAGCTCTGCAAGGCTGATTGATAGTGCCATCATCCCTTGTTACGCTAAATATTTCTGAGCCAAGAACCGTAAAGCTTGAACTACTGCCATTTAAATCATTTGAAGTAGTAAATAGAGACTGTTTTGATCTGGGTAGAGAGTTTAAAATCTCTTTAGCCCCATCTGTTAAAAATTGAGAAAGCTCTGATTGTGTTGGTGCACTGCTACCATCTATACTTAAGCTTGTTAACGCTTCTACTTGTGCTTCAAATGTTGCCATTTATTACTTCTTCTTTCTTCTCGTTGCTGTTTTCTTCCTAGTAGTTTTCTTTTTACCACCACGTATTAAATCTGCATCTGCCTTCCTAGCACCACCCTTTCCAGTGGCAAAGCTTCTTACACGACCTGCCGCCCACTGATGAGCACTAACTCCGGGTCTAGAACCGCTAGAATAATATGCACCTAAACCCCTAGAATATACTTTAGAAAGAGTACCTTTGGATATACCAGAACTCTTAGAATACTTAGCAAGTACTGCGGCTTTACTTCCGCCTGCTTTTCTTTTTGGCTTTGCTTTTCTTTTTGCTGGTTTTCTTGCCACTTTTACTCCTTTGCTTTGATATCATGTCCATCATTGCAGGTGTCAATGCACCTTCTCTGTACATTTTTCTAGTTCTTAATATCTCATCTTGAGTTTTCTTTTTATTCTTAGAACCTCTAACATATTTTTTTGGGACTCCCCTTTTCGTCTTTGGTACCTTCTTAAACTTTCTAGCCATGTTATTTTTTCTTTCTGTTGTTGGCCCTTCTTATCGCCTCTTTTCCCTTTTTAAATATTTGCTGTTGTGTTCTTTTCCCCGCTACCTTTGACCTCTGCTCTCCAACTGTTAGAATCTGTATCTTTCGAGCAAAAGGCTTTCTAATTCTTTTTACTTTAGCCACCGTTGCTCTAGCATCGGCTGGCGTTGCGTATTTAATTCTTACTGTATCTTTTGGATTTTCATCCGTATACAGTCTTCGCCCACTACCCTTTGGTTTTTTTCCTGTACCAACTTTAGGGTCTTTTTTCTTTCTAGGCATTACTTTTTTATTTTTTTAATCTTTCCATTTTTAGTTCTGGCAAACTTATGGGTTTTGGTTTCACGTATCAATGTTCCGTAATGTTTTTTACCACCCCACATCCAGCTAACAGTCCTTGCCATTACTTTCTTTTTTTCTTAACCATTTTTTTCTTCTTCTTCTTCTTCATCATTTTTTTACCACCATATCCAGATTTTCCATATTTCATATTATTTTCCTTTCTTTTTTGGAGATGCATGTTTCATTTGAACCTTAAAACTAGCCATCATACTAGCACCCTTATGAGGTTTATATCCACCTCTAGGATTTTTCATTAATTTATAACTACTACCAGACTTCATCCAGTGATATCCTTTTGGAGCTTTTACTTTTTTATTCATTACCATTTTACCTTATGACTCCAATACCTAGCTGATAACTTACTGGGATTAGGGTCTTGTGCATTATGTCTTGCATAATACGATTTACGTCTTGCTTTATCTTTTTTACTTTTTGGATTTTTACCAGCACCCCTAACTCCCTGCTGACCGAAGCGAATAAGTTTTGTTTTATTTCCTACTTTTGCCACAACCACA